TTGCGTTGGCGAAAGCCTTGACTGACTATCGGGATGATAGTGAAGTGACAACGGCTCGGCTTATCCAGTTTCAGTCGTAGTCATCTTGAAGGAGAGACGTGATGTCTATCCGGGATGGCTACTACACTGACCTGGCTTTAGCTAATCTTCTTCGTCTTGGCATTTTGCTTATGATTTTGGGCTTAGGAGCCCTAATCATGACTGGATGCTCTGGCGCAGGAGACAAACCGCAAGCTGTCGGTTTGGCTGTTAAGGGGTCATATACCCCAGGAACTGCGGACGTGACTCGGAATCAAGTACCTCAAGGAGGAATTGATGAAAAGTCCGGTCCTACTCCTACGACACCTGCTAAATGATATCAGCAGGCTTTGTCCTGAAGTGAAAGGCCTCGAGCGTGACTATGTCACGCTCGGGAAGAGGTTCGAAAACGAAGGCTATGGTTTCCTAACCAAAGCTTTACCTGCCTTAGGGGATGCCTTTGTTCAAGGCATAGCCTCCGGCAAGTTCGCCTGTCCCGATGGCTTTAAAACAGTCAAAGGGGGAATAATCCCGAGATTTTTCTCAGGTATATTCTGCGAAGTATTCGAACCGCTCACTGGGGAGCTTAAAGAAGACGTCAACCTCGACGTCATCAAAGGACTTAGAGAATTCCTATGGTTCTTTAAGAAAACTCGGGTGTCCGACGGTGAGGAGTTAATCCTACATCGAAGGGCCGTTGCCGAGTTTTTCCGATGTGATGATTTAGCTGGAAAGGTAATTATACCTGACCGGCAGGATCATCTCATTGGCCTCGTGTCTAAACTCATCTTGAAAGACCTTAGTTCTGAGTCTTTCGATGAACTTGAGTTTAAACACGGTCCCGGTGCTGTCTTTGAGGGCTTGAAGGGTAACCAGAAGTGGTCCTCTTTGTTAAACTCCATAAAGAACGAGGAGTTTGACGTGGACGGTTATGGCTATTCTGATTTCGGCGTTTCTCTGTCTGCTCTCGCAGATAGAACCGAAGTCAAGGAGTCGAACAGTCCAACCGCCCTTGAAGACAGAGCTTCTAGCAGCATTGCAAGACTAATCACGGTGCCGAAGAATTCGACATCGCGACGAACGATTACGGTCGAGCCTATGTTGAATCAGTTTGTTCAACAAGGTCTCAACATTGTGCTTCGGGATAATATTGACCGATGCCCAATTTTGAGTAATTGTCTTGCACTTACCGACCAAAGTAAGAATCAAC